TATTGTATGCGATAGTCTTCAAAAGTGCTTGGCTATGTGCCTTGTGTACAAGTGAGACAGTAGCAGAGAAAAATTATCTGCATAAGATACAACCCGGACAGCACGGACTATCCCATACACTTAAGACACATACACACAAAAGGAGAATATTATGTCTAAATCAGGATTTGAAATCAGAGCAGACTTGCTCAACCAAGCACAAGGTATCTTAGAGTGCAATCTACAAAGAAAAATACAATCAGCCCAAGAGTGGAATGCTTATCATCAGGAAGATCAACGAGAAATTCCTAGTGATGAAATTAGCACTGCTGATGTTATCAAGGCTGCCAAAGAACTCTATGAGTTTGTCAACGATAAACAATAAGGTATAAATACTTATGTGTTACATGTGTAACATGTGACGAACTAATTAAAAGTTTTTATCGCACAAAAGGGCTGGAAACAGCCCTTTTTTTTATGAATCGTCTCTGTTCTTAACAATCTCGTCAACAAGACCATATTCTAATGCTTCTTGGGCATTCATAAATCTATCTCTTTCCATATCAGCAGATAGTTGCTCAAATGTTTTGCCCTTAGAATTATGTTCTACATAAATTTCAGTCAAATACTTTTTCATTTCTAAAATTTCTTTAACTTGAATTTCCATATCTGTTGCTTGACCTCTTGCACCACCTGAAGGTTGATGAATCATGTGCCTAGCACGTGGAAGCATTTTACGTTTACCAGCAGTACCTGCTTGTGCTAACAGACTGCCCATAGATGCGGCTTGTCCCATAACAATTGTATTAATGTCTGGCTTAATAAATTGCATCGTGTCGTAGATAGCCATACCTGCTGTTACACTACCACCTGGTGAATTGATGTACACAGAAATATCTGCTTCACTATTCTCACTTTCTAAGTATAGTAATTGTGCTACAATCAAGTTAGCCATAGTATCATGTACTTCACCCTCTAATAGGATAACACGATCACGCAGTAATCTACTATAAATGTCGTAACTACGTTCACCACGACTTGTTTGTTCTAAAACCATTGGTACTAGTGCCATAAAATTTCCTCTAAATTATGTTTCTTAAAGTATGCATTATATATGTTTTGTATATCATATGCAATACTTTCGGTTATGTTAATGTTACCGAACTTACAAATTGTCTCTTTTGTATTTCAGTTATTACTTGTTCAGGCGACAAATGTGTTTGCAGTTTTGCTAACGGAATGTTTCCTGGTCTATTGTATATATGACTGTAGTTATATCTTGCATCATAAAATTCTTTATTTTCATCGTAATGCTTTTTATACATCTTACGAAAGTTATTGACAGTTTCAGTTTTTGTGCCAAAGTATCTAATAACAAAATCAGCGGCATAATGTCTAAAGGGTTTGTATGCTTCGTCACCGATATGATGATCGTCATCTATAGCCATATCTTGTAAAGTCTTTCCTATCTCTACATATAACAAATACACAGTTCCAAATTCAACATGATCTGTAAAGTGTTCATAGTCATCATCTTCTAATGTTCTAATGCCTGGACCTCTTGGTTGATCATAATAAGTTACTAGATGTGTTGGCATCATTTTTCTAACAGTTCCCTTAGCCATTGCTTCGCATCTATGTACTTCTAAGTTTAATTGTCCTAATGCTCGTTGAACATCTACTGGTGCTGATACAAAGAACTCATGCGGCTCATTAAGCATTCCGTGATAGACTTCAAAGATATGATGTAAGTAATTAAGGTCGTCTTGTATCAACTCAGGCGTCATTCTGCGTTCTACAAAGCCCGGACTATACTCGTTAATAGTATCTACACATTGATTAATTGCATTGACTGCTTTTATACGTTCTATTTCTAGTGTATCAAATCCGTACATTCTTTCAGGATTATCTATTGTATATTTTTTACTAGCCTCATCTAACAATTTAGCCCATCGTTGTGCAATAGGAGTCTCATTGATATTGTAATCTAATGTAAGATCGTGTCGCCAAGATTTTGATTGTGAGTATGTTACATGTAATTTTTTATACATGCATATATTTAATTGCTGTCAGGCTATAGGGAACCTTTTGGCAGTTCCCAAGGACCATACGTGCCTTGATCCATTGAAATGTCAACCATATCTTTAAAACTATATGTCTTGTATTCGTCTGAATTACTAGGATCAACATTGCCTATAGCATAGTAAATTTGTTTGGGCATTTCGATACTACGACCATTTGAATAGTCTAAGACAGTATCACCTATCTCTACCCAAGCATGACCATGTTGAACGCCCTCAATAGGGCCTTGCCCTGTAACGATTGCATGTACAAGTTTGGCTTCAGGATGTTCTCTAAAGACTTTATAAAGTTTTTTATATGCGGCTTCAAAACAGTCACCGACGGGTGCTTGAAACTGATCGTCAACTTCTAATAGTTGCCAGTTATCACCTGTGTATTTTTCTGTAAGAAACTCTACTGCTCTCATTTTATGTCCAAGGTTTTTTCTTGCCGCCGTCGTATTCTCTTGCGTGACCTTCTTCTATCAACATTTGGCAAATATCTTGACCATCGATAGTATATGGAATGCCTAAGATTCTACCATATTTACCTTTACCCAATGACTGAACTTTAAATTTAGGATCTTTTTCAATAATCTCTCTAAGTCTTGCTTTAGCGGCTAGTCCTAAAACTTTTTCTTCTTTGTTTCTAGTTCTGCTTTCCGGTGTATCAATACCTGCTAATCTAACTCTTTGATTATGTAATAATACATTAAATCCTAAATCTAATGTTACATCGATTGTATCCCCGTCCACTACTTTAACTAATGTAGCCTGATAAATAAAAGGTTCAACTTGTTTGTTTTGTACATTGATAGGTGTTTTTGATTTTTTTGTTGCCATTATCTTTTATTCCTTCCAACACCTTTTGTCGGTTGTCGTTTTTTAAATATATCGGTAACATCTTTGCTACCACCTTTTGTTATTTTTTTAGTATCTTTTGCAAAGTCTTTTGGTGTGTCATTCATTTTAACTTCTTCACCATCACCTTCACTTGGTTCATCAATGACTGTTTTGGGAGGTGTGTTTGCTAGTTTAAATGAAAAACCACCCTTAGTAGGATCGGTTGCTCCTGACTTAGATTCTAATGACACTTTACCTTCAAGTTTTGCAGGCCACTGAGTGGCAAACGTCATAACTTTCGGACCCTTTTTAGTACTTACATCAGCATATTGTTGAATAAAGTTCATGTCTAAAATCTCAAGGATTACTTGTTGAAACTCTGGGAATGCCCCTCCCTCGTTTACTGCTTCCATGACTGCTTTCTTAACTACGTAAGTAAGTTTGCCTCCATCCGAAGATGGCTTTTTAAATTCTGTATCTGACCAAAGACTTTCGTATTCTTCTAGTTCAATTGGATTCTGTGTTTTAAATGCTTTTACACTTTCAGATGCTTCATCAATTGTTTGATCAGTAAAAGGTAAGAAAGGTTTGAATTTTTCAGGTACTGCATTAGGCTTATATCTAGCCAATATATTCATAGCATAGAATACTGATGAAACTGTCTTAGGCGTTGGGATAGGAGCATCTGACTGGCAGACTTCAATAAACTTCATGGATGCTTCAAAGTCAGGATTTTCTTTTACACTATCGGGTATTTTTAATCCACTAATACTAGGTGGTGCGCCTCCCCCTTTTCCTTTACTAGATATGTTAATTGTATGGTTTGTAGTTGTGTTTTTGATTGCCGCAAAACTGTCTGCAATATTTGTATTAGCCGCACTCGGAAAGTTAATAATTAAATCACTAACACTACCACCTAACCATTCTTCAAAACTTCTACGTCTTGGAAAACGTGATGTACCCTCGATTAATGCTAATACACCTAAATACTCTCCAGCATAATCATGTATTGATGATCTAATTTTAGGGGGAATATCATCAGGTATAATTGGATTTTTGCCTTCCATAATGTCAATGGCCATCTGTATTACAACTTTACCGTATTCTGTAGAATTTAAAGATTCATTATTAATGATTTCTTGTCCTAATCTACTTGCTGGAATATCTTTGTCTGTAATACCAATCTGTGACGGCTTAAGTACTGCTGATTCTTTGCCTACTTCAGTAGTAGATTCACCTTCGTCTTGACCTACAATTGCTTGTCCACCTAAATCCGGTGTCTTTAATAACTTACTTAAAGGTATTTCATCACCGGTTTCTAATTTAATTTTCAATCCGCCTTTAAATTGATCTTCGTCTTTTAATCCTTGAAATCTGTCTGCTTCACTAGGTTCTGCGATTACCGCTTCTCTGTCTACAGTGTAAAAGGCCATGCCAGTACGAATCATCTCAATAAACTTGTCAAATCTTTCCTGATACTTATTAATTTGACTAGCACTAAGAGTTACGTCTTCGTTAATTAAATCTAATGTGTTAAGTAATGAATCATGCATGATAGTATTTATCAGCATTTCTTTAAAGACTGATACTTAAACCATTTGGCGTTTCTGTGACACACTTTTAAGGACAGGCCGTATTTGTCAATGTTATCTCTATGTTTAAAAAATGAAGGTCCGTGAGACATAATAGGATCCCAACCCTTGTTGACTCGTTTTACACCATCAATGTCCCATTGATATTGATGTGCCATTTCATGTGCAAGTGTATCAATAAACCATTGTCTACAAAACCACTTATCACTAAGTTGTATTTCACAACAAGATTTTGATTTTAATTTTCTTGGAATACTATCATCACTACAACACATTGCCCACCATGACTTGCGAGAGTGAAATGTAAATGTCGGCATTTTAAGTTCGTTGTTAAAACATGTGGCATTTAGTACTCGCCATGTTTTGCGTACTATATAAAGATCAGGTCTGTATGGTTGTCGTTTTTGTTGGGCTACTGTGGGTAGTTTTTCGTTCATCCAAAAGTTTAGGATTTTTTCAGCCTTCTCTTTTTTCATTGATGATTCTCCTCTGTGTCATAATTATTTATAAAATTATTTGGTTAAAATAAAAAACAAAGCAGTTGACTTCCTCATAAATACAATGTAGAATGTAATCCAAAAGGAGATAATATGGAAAATGAAATTTCAGTCATTTTAGGCCTGGCAGTGGTTGTCGCCGTAGTATATTTTTACCGTAAAAAAGATGATAAAAAATCTGACAGTAAATCTGCTACAGTAACTACTCCAAAAACTCCTGCTAAACCAAGAGCAAAAGCGGCTCCTAGAAAAAAGGCACCTGCTAAAACTGCTCCTAAAAAAGCGGCACCTAAAAAGACTACTGCAAAAAAAGCGGCCCCTAAGAAGGCAGCACCTAAAAAGTCTGGACCTAAAAAAGGATCAGCAAAGCCTAATTTACAAATCAAGTAAGGCATAATAAATGATTGATATCGGGTTTGATGTAATCAGTGATCTGAATTTAGAACCTAATGATTCTTTTAATTGGCATGATAAACCTACAAGTTTATATTGCATACTAACAGGAAACATTAGTTCTGATATGAGAACGGTAACTCAAACCCTTGTTCATCTTAGTCAACAATATCAAGGTGTCTTTTACACACCAGGCATGCTTGAATATGAAGATTGTGATGGCGACATTAATCATAGAACTTCTCAGTTAGTAACGATAGCACAAAAAATACCTAACATTGTCATTTTACATCATAACATAGTGATAATCGATGGTGTTGCAGTTATCGGTAGTAATTGTTGGGAGACTGCACATGAGCCCGGGAAATCTATATCAATAGATGATTTAAAATATAATCAATATAGATTAGATGACATGGGCTTTTTGCATAAGACTATAGAAAAACTTCAACGCCATTTAGATGTTAAAAAGATTGTAGTTGTAACTAATGGTGTCCCTAATGAAAACTGTTATTTTGGTCAAGTGCCTGAATACGTTGAGACACAAACACCACTAGATACTATTCTAAATGCAGATAGTGAAAGTAAAGTCACTCATTGGATCTATGGATCATATGATAAACCCGTTGAAGCAACTTTAATACTTCCTCGTAAATCTGATATTCAGTGTGTAAGCAATCCCTTAGAAGGGAAAAATACTAAACAATTTAATCCTAAAAGAATTTCTGTTTTAGTTTAAGATTCTGCTTCTACTTTGATTTGAAGCGGATAACCCTTTGAACGTGCTTCTAAAGTAACTTCGATACCTTTTTGCTCTGCAATCTCATAGGGTAAGACTGCTACAGTAGCCGAGCCGTCTCTATGAATGTCAGCAGTAATATTAGATGCGGTATCTGGATTGTAAGAAAAATAATCACATAAGGTATCTACGACAAATTCCATGGTTGTTACTTCATCATTGATGTAAATAACTTTGAACAAAGGCGGTTCCTGCAATGCGTAATTAGGCTTAATTTTTCCTTCTGTTGTTGCATCAAATTCTTGTGTCATAATATTTCCTTGGTTTAGAGTAATTAAATGTGTGCGTAGCCGAAACTACGCACAACATACCTCTATTATATTATTTATCAGAGGAGATGTCAATTGTTCTGGGTTTAAGTTCCTCAGGCAATTTACGTTCTAAGATAACTTTTAAGATACCATCTGACATTTTAGCATCTTTTACGTAAACGTGGTCTGCTAATGTAAATGATCTCTCAAAGTGTCTTGCACTAATTCCTCTGTGCAAATACTCCAGTTCTTCATCAACATCTTCTTTTACTTTAGATGAGATTTTTAACTGATTTTGATCTACCTCAATAGAAATGCTATCTTTGCTGAAACCTGCAACTGCAAGTTCGATAACATAATTGTCATCGTCATGCTTGACTACATTGTAGGGAGGATAATTATCCTTCCCGGCAACTGCGGCTAGACGATTAAGGTCATCAAAAATTGAATCGAAACCGATTCCAAATTTATGTATTGAGGGTATGTCTAAAGATTTTAGACGTAAGGTTGGTATATTGCTTGTCATAATATTCTCCTTTTTAAAGCAAGATTAAAGTTTGGACCCTTTCGGCGTCCATGTGAATAAGAAACCTATCTTTTTCACATATCTATTTATCATTATATAATGATTAATTGGGATTTTTCAAGTAATTTTGGGTAATTAATATTTTCTATTTCTAGGACCACGTGGTCCTAACTCAGTGGCTTGTCTTTTCTTTTCACGTTTGATAGCCATTGCTTTTTTGATCTTTCTTCTATTTGTTGGCTTTTCATAAAATTCATTCTTTTTAATGTCATCAATTAAGCCAGAGTTTGAAACTTTCTTTTTAAATTTGCGTAATGCTTGATCTACGTTGCCGTCGATTACAACAACTTTATTACCTCGAGGTTGTTGAACGAATGGTTTTTTCCTGTCGTTAAAATTTCTTCCTTTATGTTTATTAGTTCTATATGTCATTTAATTGATTGTGGGTTAATTACTGATTCCTTGTCTATATTTAGTTCCGTAATACCCTTCTTTTTATATTTTCCTGAATTGAACATATGGGGTCGTAAAACTCTTTCTACTTCTGTTTGTAAGCCACGTGCGCCTGTTTTTTGTTGCATACAATTAATTACTATCTCCTCAATTGCATCGTCAGTAAAAGACAACTCAATTTCGTCAATTGAAAAAAGATAGGTGTATTGATCAATAAAGTTATTCTTAACTGTAGTCAATACTTTAATTAGTTCTTGTTTAGATAATTCTTCTACATTAATTGTAGTAGGAAAGCGTCCAATAAACTCAGGTATCATTCCAAACTTCATCAAGTCATCTGCTTTGACATCTTTAAAATGCCCTGACTCTGCATCTTTCAACTCACTGCCGAAACCTATGTTTGTGCCCGTTGTTCTAGCCTTCACAACGTCTATTAGACCATCAAATGCACCGCCTGCTATAAAAAGTATGTCTTTCGTATTAACTTCAATGAGGGGCTCCTGAGGGTGCTTACGTTTGCCGTGTTGAGCAACACGACATACTGTGCCTTCTACTATCTTTAAAAGTGCTTGTTGAACGCCCTCTCCGCTTACGTCACGTGTTATAGAAACGTTTTCACTCTTACGTGCTATTTTGTCTATTTCATCAATAAAGATAATACCGCGTTCTGCTTTTGCTACATCGCCGTCTGCTTTTGCTAATAAAACACTTATCATACTATCTACGTCTTCACCGACATATCCTGCTTCAGTTAAGTTAGTAGCATCAGCAACAATAAAAGGAACATTAAGATACTTTGCAACTGTTTGTGCAAGTAAAGTTTTACCACACCCGGTTGGTCCTAATAAGAGTACGTTACCTTTTTGAATAGTTAATCCTGCAGGGGGAGGATTGAATACACGTTTGTAATGATTAGTAATTGCTACTGCTAGGACTTCTTTAGCAGACTTCTGACCAACAACATACTTATCCAGGTGTCTAAGTATAGCATGAGGTTCAACCTTTTCTATAACATCAGATTTTGCTTGAGTATCATTTGGTTGTTCTTCTTCAATTAATGTTTGGCAAAGGGCAACACAATCTGAACAAATTGCTACTGACTCACCGACAATTAATTTTTGTACATTTTCTTTATGTGTACCACAGAAAGAACAATGAAACTCATTTTTTTCACTCATATGATGTACTTATCTTATTGAATTTTCTGGGCAGTTTTTAGCGGAGGAGACTGTTAAAGTCAACTCGGTTGTTCCCTCAAATTCACTTAAATCTTGTTCATTTATAGGGTGCATTAAAAAACTTGTAGATTCTCTACTTGTATGAAATGTCAATCCCCCGCCCGTGTACGTGTATAATGCTTCAGTACTTCCCCAAGGTTGATCAGGAACGTATCTTATACTTTGTACACACGTATTTATAGAAGATGCATTATGCAATGAGTTAATGTTTAATAACACAAAATCATTGCGACCAAAAACCTTTCGCAATTTTGTATACATCATTTGGTCTGTAATATAAACTTGTTCTTCATCAAACGAAACATATGTACGACCTTTTCTATCCCCTTCAAACAGAGTTAAAAGTTCTTGTAATGCTACCAAATATTTTTGGTCCCAAGATATAGTGTAAGGGACATGTAAATAATGTTTGTTAGGATTATGATAATCAGCAACAACACTAAAATCGTGTACGGTTACATTAAAAGCCTCACTAGGAAAATACTTAAGAGTATTGTCAAGCAGTTTTTGCCCGTCTGTGTAACCTTCTTTGTACAATCGTATTTGTGCTTTGATGTTATCAACATTAAAACCCAATGGATTATGATTACGACTCAGTAAAAAGTTCTTTAACCTAGAACTGGCTACAGTAACATCTACTGTAACTCTATGTAAATTTAAGTCTCTAATGTAAAAATGATGAGTGATTCGATATGTTTTGATATATCCTGCACTATATGATAAGATTTGATTATGCACTATCTCACCATTTTGCAAGTGGCGTTCAGTATCTAATATGACACCTACTTCGTTGTCAATTGCTACTTTAAATGCGTTATTAAGTGCTATCTCTAGTGTAGGACCTTCTCCCTCGACTTGCAATGCATATGCCGCGGGAGAAGTAAGTATGAATAATACCGCGAGAACTAGTCTCATATAATAACTCCTAGTTGAAATAAGGTGCTATATCGTTTTGAATTGTTTCTGCTCTTTCTCTATTCCATGTAGCAGTAATTTGAATCAATTGGTCGTCTTTCTGATCGACTTCAAACACTGTTCCTCGCATGATTGCTTGTGCGTTCCCTCTGACAACTGTATTAAGTTCTCTTACAGTATCATTGATATTAGAACGAACAGCAAAGTTCATGTTTGGTCTGCTAGGGTCTCTGGGTGCTTGTGGCTCACTGCTTGTAATACCGACAACTGCTGGTAGTCTTGGAGCATTTACATTGTTTTGCCCTGTGCCCTTGATAGGATTACGATAAGTATCGTCTGCTTTTTCAACGTTTTGAGCCATAAGAGTTACTACCCTTTCAGTAGTAATATCTTCGTTGATGAACCTAGCAATCATTGCCATAGATTCAAGTTGACCTATTTGATTTGCAGATTGACCATTAAAGTTAGTGCCACCGTTTGATGGAATCGTAATGGTTGCTTGAATAGATTTAATCTCAGATTCTTTACATGTAATGTTAAGAGTCCAACCGTTTCTATCAATACATTCCCAGTTAACTCTGATACCATCGTCTTCAAAGTATGTGCTGAGTTTTTGTTGAGTAACTGCTGTAGTCTTGGGGACTTCAACGTTATCTGCTTTTTTGCCACCGAACATTGAACAACCCGTTGTGGTTACGATCAATGCTGATAACAATACTACATTTGAAATGTTTTTCATACTTACCCTCCTAACTTGGGCGTTGTTAATTTAACTTACTTGATATTATATGAAATTAAGAAGGGATATGCAATAGTTTTGGGTAACTGATTTACCCAGAATTTTTAGTAAGATATACTTCTACTTGATAACGTTCGGCTTCTGACAATAAATCAATATCATATTCACCTGTTTTAATCTGTGCAATTATGTATTTGATATATTCTTCGTCAAAAGTATAAGAGTCTGAAGATTCTTTATCGATCTCCATCCAATCCTTGCCCTCAAATTTAAAGACACGATTTGGCATTTGATCAACTCTTACAAAGATATCTCCCTTGACTGCTATAAGAGGGAATGTAGTTCCAAAACTAGTGCCTGCTTGTCTTGCACCTGTATCGGCTTGTAAGAACAGTTCAGGGTGCATTTCTTTGATAGCATTTTCATGTATCTGTTTGCCATCTGGATCGATATAATATTCACTTCCTCTTACTTTTTCGTATGTGACACCTTGTGAAACTCTAGGTCCTTCTTCGACCTCTTCTTCAACTTTGTTGCCCTCATACTCTTTAAATGCTTGTTTAGTTTCATCTATCTTTGCTTGTAACTCTGGATCTTCTGTTATCACTTCAGGTTCATCTAAGACAGGCTCGGGTACAGGCTCACTCACCTGATCGTTTTCAACCGAGACTTCTTCTTGCAACTTTTTATGAAACTTACTAAGTTCCCAATTTTCAAAGGCTTCTTTTGCTTCTTTTACACTGGGTTCTAATTTTGAAAAATCTAAATCAAAACCGGACATAACATTTGCGGCATCATCTACAGCACTAGGTGGACTGCTTGGTTTTAATTCCATGTCTGCCTTCATTTTATCGTAGTCTTCTAGGTCAGGGATATCATCATCAAGCATATGTTGACGACCATGTTCCGAACCAAAAGGTTCCATATCAAACCCTTTTCCCATGGGTTCAGGATCTGGATCATCGGAGGGTTCAGGCTTTTCCAGGCTTTGGTTTTCCTTCCTGCGTTGTTCAAATGTGTATTGTGATGCAATCAACAATAGAACTGCTAAAGGATCGAATACAAAAATGATAACCATAATCAACCACGATACTGCGGTTTCTAATAGATTGTTGTCTGCTTCTTCTGTACCAGTAAAGAACTCTGCGATATATCTAATAGGTCCTACTTCACTTTCTACTAATCTAACCGCTTGTTCAGACTCAAACTTTTCGTCTTTTAGTTGGTCGATTACATTGTAGATATTATCTATATCTGCATTCCATTCATCAATCTGGTTCAAATCATCGTCTTGTGATGATGTAGATTGATCTCTTAAACGATTAATTTCTGCGTTAGCATCGTTTATTGTTGTCTGTGCTTGTGCCCTGTATCTGTCAATGTTTGCTTGTTGTGTTGCAATATCATCTGCAATTGACTCACGTTGTGGTGTTTGCTGTTCATAGAGGGCTTCTGCTTGAGCCACATAGTCAATTGTTTCAGTCTCTGCTCGTCTAAACGTTCCACCTTCGTCTGTAGTAATTACTTCTACACCTCTGTTTCTGAGGTCATTTACTGCTTCATCTAATACTGCTAATTGATCTCTAAGTCTGTCTATCTGACCCTGTGCGTAATCAATGTCACCTTGTACTCGTTCCCATGCACCGTCTCTGATTGTTTCTTGTTGGGTAATGGATGCAGACACATCAAATCCGTCTGCGGATTGTAGACTTGCAATACGTTCTTCTAATATTTGAATTCTGTTTTCTTCTCTTGCAATTTGCCCGTCTATTCTTTGTACTGTTGCAATTGCTTCTGTTGCATTACCAGATGCAGTATCATGTGCCTTAGACAAGAATCCAAAGATACCTATTGATGTGATTAACATCAAAACCAGTACGGCGATACTAAGATATGTCTTTAACCACCACGTGGCTAGTCCCCAATATCTGTGTAACCAAACCGCTGTAACTAGTTTGCTTACTTCTAAAACTCCTCCCATTACTATAATAGGAATAACTGCCGCTGAGAATATAGCGGCAAGTCCTGACACTGAATAATAAATGGCAACTCCACTAATAGTAAGTGCTGTAAATAAAGTAAGCCAGGCTATAAAGATACTTGTCTTCATATAAGATTTTTCCTCTGCATTATCGTACATAGTATTTAGTAAGATTTTGCATGGTTATTTAGTATTATTTTCTCTTCCAAGTTCTTTAGCAAACAAATGACCATATGTGTCAATAAATTCTTGGTAAAACATGTTAAGTTGTCTAGGTATTCCAGGACCTTGTCGAATATGATATGTAATCATAGGTGCAATACCGTCTTCCCCTTTACCCTCAATGCCTTTATCTCTAAGTTTAACTTCTCTAACCTGTAAATAATCACCGTCTGGAAAGGTATATTTTGCACCAATTAGTTTATGCAGTCTTAACTTTTTGATATTCTCTGGCCATTGATCAGGAGCGTAATTGATGTCAGTCATCTTTTTCAATTACTTCCATATCATATGTGACATCAAATCCACCTTTTCTCATCGTCCACCAATCGTCTTCGTCTTGCCAGTCCCAGTCAATGCCCCAAAATTTGTCGTAACCGTTTTCTTCATAACCCATTTCTTCTAGGTCATCAACAAGTACGACACCTGATTCGAGGTCATCAAACAATTGTTGAATTTCTTCTTTCGATTTATCTGGAAACATATCCGTAAGATATGCAATGTCAATTTCTATTGCATATTTTCTTTCTACTTGATGCCATTCAGACATCGTTGCTTTGATAACTTTTGCCATTTTAGTATCCTGAACTCCAGTGAACGTATTCATCTTTACAGTCATATTCACCACAACAACATTGACCTCCATCAACGTTGATATAATCTTCATCGCCAGGTTGTGCTGGAAGCATATCTGCTAATGTATGAAGATTCCCTTCATCATCAGTAAATTCAGATACAATTACGTTTTCTTTGTCTAATGCCATATTATTCTCCTTTATTCTTTGTAAGAGGAATCGCCCTCTACTATTACTATTTGTCCTTGAAAGTAGCATTCGCAATCATCAGAATCAAAGCCATTTTCTAGCAAATAGAACATTCCTTCTTCGTAGACTTCTTCTTGGAAATCTTCTAGTTCATCACCTTCTTTTGACTTATATCCACTCCAATCCCAATCGTCCCAACAACCGTCCCATGAATCTATTAGTTCTGCTTCCATAAAATCATTGACACACAATTCATCACTGAATCCGTCTTGTTGAGCCTCTGTTAACATTTGAACTTCTTCTGCATCCTGAGGAGTAACAAACCAGTTACCAGAGCGCCAGCCTTGTTCAATTACAACAACATCTCCGTTGTCATAGTTTTTTAAAAATTCCTTTTCTATATAGGATTTTTTAAATTTGTTAGATATTTGATATTGCTTGCCTATTTCAATTTTCATAATTTTCCTTACTTGTCGTCTCTAAATCTTACGAATCTAGGGAATCGTAAACTATATGAGCCGTCCTGATTTTGAGATACTGCATCACATAGTATTTCAGCAGTCTCACCTATAACGTCATCCGATGCTGACCAAAACTCATCACGTTGTTCGTCTGAAAAGCCAGACCCAACATTTACTTTGATAAGTTTACCGTCGTCAGTACCTTGACAAACTAATGCACCCAGTCTGCCTTCATTACGACCAGTACCCTGTTCTAATTCGATGACTTCTAAGTCTACAGTAATAGTAGGCTTCCATTTCATCCAAAAGAGGTTACGTTTACATTCGTAAGGAGCCTCTAAGTCTTTGATCATAATGCCCTCAAATCCTGCATTGACCATATCGTTAGAGTATGTCTTAAGTTCTTGTTTACCTTCATCAGTGTCTAAGTCAACAATGATGTGCGACATAGTTTCTAGTGAACTAAGATCAGCAAACAAGGGTGCTAAGTTATTCATTGCAGTAACACGTTTTCTAAATTGTGCGTTGCAATGTCCACGTTGAAAGTCTGCTAGTGGCATGACATCGAATACATGAAATACTGTATCATCAGCCTTAGCATCAGTTTTTCTACGTGCTTGTGTCATCAATTCATTGAATGATGCACCAACTACTTCACCATCGAATACAAATCCGTTTCTGCAATTGCCGATATCCTTGCCTAACAAGGTAATTATTTTTCTTACATTACTAATTACTTGTGCTTCAATGTGAGTAAAGTTCTCAAATACTTTTCCGTTACGACTGTAACATGTTGCAATCGGCTCAGGATGATCATACATGCCTGGCTCAAATGATACTACCATCAGAACTCTGACACCATCTAATTTTGGTTCCAGTCTTTTAGTGCCTGACATTTCAGGGCGACCTTCTGAGTTAGTAGCAAGTTGACATTTGAAAACTGGTACTTCATAGTCAGTCTTTTTGCAAACTTTGTTGATTGTAGCAACAGAAAATCCTGCACGTAAGTCTCTACGAATAACTGGAGCACAAAAGTTGTTCCATTCATCGTCAGTAAATCGCACAGCCATGTTTTCTACTGCTTCGATAGCGGCATTACCAGTTAACTTGCGTTCTTTAAGTTCTTCTAGTAATGCAATAAAGTCTTCCCAAGGATTCTCCTCAGCAAAACAATTATCTTCTGCTTCAGTAGGACGGTGAATAGAGACTTGTCGTTGACCTGTCTCAGTATCTTCGATTACTTCAGTAGTAGTTGAAGTTTTAGAAGGAACCTTACGCACACCAAATGTAACGTAAGGATTGTAGCACATGCCTGCAAGTTTTAGAAACGTATCTGCATTGTCACTGCCTAATGTGGCTGCCTCTAATGCTTGTTTCAAAACATCTTGTTTATGAAGTTTTGAATTAGATTCGTTAAGTTTGTGTATCCAACTTGCACTCATATGCTTCTCCTAAATAATATTCTATTATACATCCAAACAGCAAGAATGTCAACCCCTAGGTTGATTAAATGCTTCTACTATTTGGTCCCACCATATGGATAGTTGGGTAACCGATGCACTTACAACATCACCAACTGCACCTGCTCCGCCGTACATAAATGTACAAACCAGGTATCCTATGACAAAGCCTATTGCTAGATTTTTCATTTCTCCTCCATTGCTTTAACACGATTCAATTGAGTGGTCACTAGTCCATCATCGTCAGTACGATGACCTTTAACTGTGCCTTTAATTTTAAGTTCAGTGTCTACTGCTGGATGCAAAGTAGAAGAGGCAAAAAATACTACATCACCTGTGCTAGTTTTAGCAGTGATAAAGTAGCAATTATACCTATGTGACAGAACGGTTCTAAGAACAGTAATGTCCAACTCTACTCTGTCTTTGATTTTACCGATAGCAGTAGAAGTCTTAGACTCCTCAGCAATTCGGTCATCTTGACCTTTTTTAACGATAGCACGGTCATATGCTTTTGGAAGACTTGCGATCATACCGAAATCACTAGAATTGGTGATCATGTCCTTATCTGCTAAAGCCATAGCAGACTTATCAAATTCTGACATCCAACCACCTTGCAACATTTTAAATGTTAAGGCTTTGTAATGTTGACGGACTTGAACACCAAGATTTTTGGTAGTAGCATCAACACCTTTAAGGTTGTTTTGCAAAAGTTCCAACATAATATCACGGTTAGATTTTACTTTATCAGAACCCTCATGTGCCTTCACATAAGTTTTTCCGTTCAGTAAATATGCTTTTGCAGAAGCGGCCCAAACATCGTTGGCTGAAAATTCGATTCTGTTTTTACGCATAGTCTTATACATTCCTTACATACTCCAGTATGTTTCAGTTAAAGGGTCAGTGCAACCACCTACATCACTTTGAGGTAGAGTGACTGTAATTTTTTTACCAGTGCCAGGAGCAACTCCTGTTCTAGTGATCATTGGCTCTACATAATCATCAACTGCGACAATTGTGTAAGATGAAGCAAATTGTTTGTGAACACGGCCTAATTGTGGTTCAGTAGCATCACGGTACGCATTGTACATCGGAGCATAGTATTCAGGCTCACCTTTAGCAACACATTCAGCAACTTGCTGATATGCTTTTTCGTAATACTTTACAGTACGAGTGATACCTGCTTTAGCGGCACCTTTCGTCTTGTATTGCTTACTCGCATAAGAACGTCTAGTTGGTTCTTTGTGAATTGAATTATTAGAATTGTCAATGATTAAATACATGCCTTCTCCTTGATTGTTCATAATATACATATATTATACGCAAAATATTACCCAAAGTCAAGCCTTTTATCCAATTATTTTCACTTTTTTATTGTAATACAATCAATAACTTACTCAGTTTCATCATCTCTAACGATGCGTAAGAACGGTTTTTGACGGATAACTGGTCCTTGAACTGGCTGAGGTTCCGAATATTCAGCACCCTCAACTTTGGGTTCAATTGTCTTGCTCAAATGTTGAGTCATTTGTGCTAACATAAGAACGATATCGTCTTTATCCTGTTGCTCATCTAGTGTGTTTAACCATTTTTCTAGTTCTTCAACTCCACCATTAAAGAGTAACTGTGCTACCCATTTTATATTGGTAGCATATCTACCTTCATTCCAAATACTCATTATTCATACTCCGGATTATATTGTTCGTATTCTCCTGTGTACCAGGCCTTAATAATTTTTTCTGCTGGTTTGCCTCTTACTGATTGAGAGATATTCGGGAAACCTTCTATTCCGTCACCAAGTCTTTCACCACTGTTAGGAATTAGTGTATCTGACAACCAGTACGCAGTACTTGCCGTAGTTCCTTTTGTATTGAACCAAGGTTGTTTATCAACTGCTCTTAACATACCTTCTATATACATTGCTTGTACTGAGAAATCAGTTGGGATAGACCATTGCATACATCGACCTTCATATGATACACCATCATATGTACCTTCAGTGCAAAAGCCGTCTTCTTTCCAACCTGTGCTTAAAAACATTTTATGACTTTGTGCAAATAGATTCCAAATTACAGGGGGAATATCATATGTAGTATATTCCGCACACGGGTGACCATCATTACAAGTCCATTCATCATACCTATCAGAAATATAAGTTGCTATTCGTTCTTCTACTTGCTCTACAGTAGCACTATCTTCTTCGCCAGGAAAGAACATATTAGGTAAAGAAAAGGTCCACGCATCTATCTGGTCCATTACACGTGAATCATTCCACACCATGCCCTCACCCATGAACACTTCGCCATCAAATCGGGTTTTAATTTCAGATATGATACCAGCCATTCTTTCCATATAATAATTTTCGAGGTATACTCTTTCTTCCTGTGATGCTTCATTTTGTAGACCACAGAAGCATATCCACATAGCACTCCAATCTGCTGACATAGATGATGCTCCCACTGATTGCAGTCTCTCTGCTTCCCAAATCATGTGTTTTTCATGGGTATCCATAATTCTTTTTAATAATGCTCGGTCAACATAAGCCATGCCATCAAAGGGAAACAGCATTGTATTAGTATCATCCAATACTAAAAACTGCCATGCATAGTGCATTTTCATTCCTAACTCTTTGGCAGTTTCGGCGATGAATTCTATTTGCGAATCACTTATATGTTTACGACCGTGATTGATAGTCCATGTTTCTTCTGTGTGATCGTTCCAGTAACCAAAGTTATATACCCATGCAGTTTCTACACCGTGTTCTTTTAGTCGGCGTAATGTCGTTCTATACATTAATTTGATATACTGATCTTTAGTACAATGGTTTACTAAATTGGTTTTGTTTTTATAGTTTTCATAAACCCATTGAACACCGTAATCTTTAAAGCCGATTGCTTTAAAATGTCCTTCTCCGAATGAATTCTGCGGCATAGGTATATCAAATTCACCTAAGTATTCTTCTTTGATTTTTGAACTGTGTGGGTTTGTACAAGAGCCTTCACTGTCTTCGTCATTAACGGTAATATCTACACTTGCAGTACCACCTGAACAGTTGATAGAGAACGTGTGATTACCATAACTATCCATTGTAAAATTCTCACTGCCACTCAAAGACTTGCTACCTGACCAATAACCAGATGCTGTACATGAGGATGCATTTGAACTAGACCAAGTTATTGTAATAGGGTCACCAACTACAACACTTGTTTTACTTGCAGTTATTGATACAGAGGCATTAGAATTGTTGCCACCACTGCTACCACCGCCACCACCGATTGTGCCGCCGATGATTGCTCCAGCAGTGTCTCCACCACCTCCGCCTCCACCACATGCAGTAATGATTGCTAGTAAGGGAACAATTGTGATATGTTTATAAAATGTCATTCTGTGTACCTATAGTGTGTCAAGTGTTTATATAGTATACATAAAATGGTTCCCTAAGTCAATAGAAAAATGCCCAAATCTTGCGAAATGGGCATTTTTGTTTTTCTGAGTCTTTTCTTTGAGGAACTGCTATTGGATTTTAAATACCAATTTGTCCGATAGAGTGAACCATGATCCAAGAAGTCGTTACGAATAACATTACTTCACCTAGTCTTTCCCCATCAAACGAACAGTGTTGCATAATGCTTAAGAATTTCTTCAATGTTGTCTCCGTGTGTGTATTGCAAAGGATGTAGATTTTGGGCGTCCTAAAAAAGGATTTTAGGATTGTGCAAAAAATACTACTATGTAGGACCCTCCTACAATTCTATTTATACCTAATATTCAATAATGCTACTTTTCGTATCAAGTGTCATAAAGTGTCATACCGCGGAAGCCGTATGGAGTACACTTAAGTTAGGTTGTTTGCTAAAGTGTCATAAAGTGTCATACAGACTCTAAATATTCTCTTAAATTACCATGTAATGTAATCATCATGGCTGTCTTATGATCATACACTCTGATAAAAGGTTCACCTTTTTTACCTCTTAACTTATGGACTCCGAGATAATATGGACATTTAATCTTTTTTATAATTTCTTGTATAAATGCTTCCGGAGCAACAATTCTTTTCTTGTGCATTGTTTTAGGATTAAGCCCTAACTCAAAATCATAGTATTCAAGTTTTGCTAATTCAAATAATCTAAGTCCTTCTTCACTTAGTCGTAATCCTTGTCCTCCCCTACCTGTTAACCATATTTTAAATACAAGGTCTCCAATTGGGATATTGGACGGTACTATACCTTCAGGTATTTCTTTAAGAACTGCTTTAGTTATTTCTTCTTTAGATTTAGGAAAGATCATCCGGATAAACAATACGTCCGGAGTTTAAAAATACTACTGTGAATTTATCTGTTTTAAATTGAGAATTTAATTTACGACACAGATTTCTTGCATGTCCCGGATTAGAGAAACTAGTTTTCTTGTACTTTGGGGCCGCATCGTCATTTAGATAATGTGAGGATTTTAGGTTAATAGGTTGATCATCATAATACACAGCCCAAATACCTGATGCTTCGATAATTTGATCACATTTGTATGTTTCTTTATCGACATACTCCAATATGACGTGTGGTTGACTTCTACTCACTTGAAAGAGCCGCCTTTAACCTGTACACTAATTGTTTCTTCACTATCCTTTTCCTTTTTTAATTCATGCAAATCTGATAACAACATAACTAATTCATCACGTAAACCTTTGGCTTCTTCGATTGGAAGTACAATAGTAGTTTTTCTTTTAGTTTCTCCCAATGATACCTTGTTCACAAAATCTTTTATGTGTAACATAATATGCTTATATATTTATCAGATTTTTTGCTTCTTCACGTGTTTTAAACGGTCCCTTATAAGGATATCTTTGAATAAAGATATATTTTGGGCAAAATATTACTTGTTCGATACCATTATGTTCGACTACAAAATAACCTGCGGCATGAAAACATTTTGATTTTTTTGTTTTTGTAAAAACGTGAAGACCTCTTTTTACATCATAGACAGAGTTATATGTCCTTGCTGTAGTAGGATATTCTGGATAAGGTGTTTCTGTTTTTTTCTTAGATTCTTTGGGTGCTACAAACTTAATTTTAGTGTTTTTTTGAATCTTTTTAATCGACTCAAACTCAAACACTTCATCTTGTAAGGTAACATTAAATGTTCCTACATTGTTTGCACAAACATTGCCAACTTTTCTTTCGCCGTCTTTTAAAATCCAAAACTCATCATCTTTGACAGGTTTTGCAGTCAATTCTACATCTAGTATCATTCTTTCTCCATTAAGTTCATATACGTAAATTTTATTTTCAGTTCTAACCATCTGCTAGTTTCCCCGTATATGGCGCATTCAACCATTTAGCATAACTATCTGCCTGGTCACTGATTCGATTAAGTTCATACTTACCACAAAAACGCATAAAGTGTACACCTACCTGAGGTACTTCTTTCTTTTCAGTTACGCCTTGTTTGATATGTTGATCGACTTGATTTCTAATAGCCTCGGGTTGTGCTGTTAGATCGATAAGAACACGATTGCGTTCATAATCATCACGTACTCTATGCTCAACATCATTGTGATCAGTCCAACGTTGCAACATAATATTGTTCCAGTTGAATCCACCTTTTTCTTTGTCTGCATATGCTTCTAGCAGACCTGTTTTATTCTTTGTGCCTTTTTTACGTACACCTGGATATGCACTAAACACATTGTCAGTAGTGTCACCACGCATACATTTTTCAAAAAGTAAATAAGCAGGGTCTTCAAGTACCTTGGGCTCACCTGTTTTCTTGTCTTTGATTGGACGATCCTTATCATCAAAGTATCCATCTAAACAGATTAACTGATTTGAAACTCCGTTATATTGATGTACATTCTCTGCAATAAGTTGCACGTAATCCGTATCACTAGATATGATAACATGCTCATCATCGGGGTGTAAAGCAATAAAACGGGCAATCAAATCATCTGCCTCAGCATTCGGGTCTCGCAAAACACTACAATTAGTTTTGTCTTTGAGAAATGTTGTAAATGTTTCATAAGTCTCCCAAAACATTTCATTTTCTTCTTGCTCTGCTTCAGTCAATGACTGTGCCGCTACCTTACGATTTGCTTTGTAAGGCGTGTAAAACTCTTTACGCCATGAACGGCCCTCTAAACAAAATACAACATGGTCAATACCAAATCTACGAACCGCTTGATTGGCAGATGCTAACTGTAGATGCAATGCCATACCTATCTTTTCCCATGTGTTTGAGTTACGACTGGCGACATGACGGGCACGAAAAAACGTATTTGCTGTGTCTATAAGGGCATACTTCATATGAGTCTCTTATTTATCATTTAATAATATACTATTATACGCAAAATATACGCATATTGCAAGCCTTTATGGGTAAAATGGGTAAATTAACTTTCGGAAGAGGAGCCGATTGCGAATCTAAAGGATTGCTGGCATCTTCCATTTGATGAAACAAGATACTCAAAGTTGTGTTCTAGTCTAGGAAGAAGTTCTTTTTGGGCTTCTAACCACCATTCATCAGTCTGACTACATAACCTTTCGATTTCTTCAGCAATTGCAACTGCTCTATCTTCGTCATTTTCGATCAAGTCATATGCTTCATTAATCCATGGCGAAAAGGTCTTATATCCTGTTTCTCTTAACACTGCTAAAGAACCGGGCATACCGCACAAAATAAAAGGAATTTTTGCTAAGATAAATTTATATGTTTTTTCGGTAAATGTAATACAGTCTATAAAGTTACTATCTAACGTGACTGGAAATTCACAAACTTGTTTCCTTAATTCATATAAATCCGGATGAGTTTTATTAGTTACATCTTGTAAGTATTTTGTTTCAGTAATAATAGTAAAATAACATCGATTCACATGCTCTATGGTATCTTCACCTAAAGATATCCATTGATCTTGGTCCATACAAAAATTAGTTAAATCAAAATTATTAGTGCCCAGATAATCTCTGCTTCCTAAACCCTTTAAACTTAACGTCAAGTTTTTGTTATTAACTAATGCTTGAAACACGTCTGGTCCTGTTTCAGGGAAAAAGGTCTGAGTAAAAGGATTGTCAGGATTAGCATATTGTTCAATACTACCCGACCACTCATCTTCCTTTACGTTTAATGACATTAACCCTTGGTCATGTAAATTTCGTCTAATTATTTGACCTACAAAATAAACTCTGTTTATTTTAGGATGGTTGTTGTAAAACAAAAATTTATAGGGTTTAATTTTTGGTTTACTGTTTAATTTTCTTAATGCTTTTCGTTCTTCTTCACTGGCTCTAGACCATTGACTATTAAGTGTATCTTCTAATCCGTTAGAACATATCTGAGACATATGCAACATTAATTTATATTTTTTGTTATGTTCTATCATGTATCGATAGTTTTTTGTATGAGGAGCACATGCCCAAATCATTACAAAATGATTAGGAGTTATTATAGGTGCATTTACGTCTGCAAGGTATGCATGATTAATGTATTCAAATACATCAGACCAAAGTTTTAAATCTAAAAAGGTATAACCTTCCGATGCACATTTTAAAACAAATTTGTTTTTACCTACCTCTTGTGCCTTTTCCCACAAATAATCGCCTATTATATGAATTGCTTCATCATATTCTTTATCACCTGCCCAAAATTTACCGGGGCCTATGTATGATTGGTTGGCAAAGTGGTAGCCTAAAATTTCAAAATAATCATTATATGCATCGGCACCCAATAATATTGAGGTATGCATACTTCTTTCAAAATTACGTTCTTCATCTAATTCTGAAGCAATAGGTTGAATTAGATGATCTTTATAGGGAACGAACCCGTGTTGATGATCGGGATTATACTTAGTCATGTAGACTATTTATTATCGGATAAAGGAGGTTGGTACGACTGAACTACGTTGTCCAATGTTTTGTTCGGATCTACAAAACCTTCTGCTTGGGCAACTTCTTTGTTATCGAAAAATTTGTGCATTTCTTCGATAAGGAATGTTCTATTCTCAGCAATAGACAAATCTAATCTACGTTCATTAATTAATGTAGTTTGATGCAGTTTCCATGCATCAAAGGCTTTTTGAGATACAGTTTCCATTAAGTCTATACCGGCTTGTCCAGGTAAAGGTGGAAATGACATTGCTGGAAGTTCCTCTTGATATTTTTTACAAAATACTATTCTTTCCATTAACTTACCTCTGACCTTCCGTCACCTATGTCTTTACTGCTGACAACTCTCATATCTGCACCGGTAATAGGATCCTTATCCTTTCTATTGTACGGATCTGCTTGATCTTGTTCATATACCTCTAGTGCAATGTTGCGACAAACTTGTTGAAACCATCTGTCTACAATCATTTCATCTGTATCATCTTCTGCTTGTTTGTAACCTGCCTTGATAAGATTCAATACAAACTTATCATTCCAATCCATTTCAAAAGCACCGTTGTTTATATCATCAGGATTGACATCTACATTTAAAATAGATACCCAAGGTTCCCCGGCTCTAGTTGCTTTTTCTTTTTCACTAAGTTTCGGTGCTGATTTTTTCTTTTTGGGTTCGGGCTTTTTACCGAACATGTTTTTAATCTTGTCTAACATTTAAGTCCTCTCTATATACTTATCATGTAATTGGAATGACGCAAGATTTTTTGCTTTAGACTCGCACATCATATCAGCCCATGATAAATGTTCGATAGCCCAGTCGTTGACAGCATTGTTCCAGTAGTAGTCAGAATGTGCCCTAAGTTTTTGTTTCTTGTGTCCTGACTCTAGTAGAGTATTCATATCGGGCATTTGATCAAGGTTGTGTCCTGTAAGATAATCCTCACGTGATACTGAATAGTGAATGACAGGACGAACACCTCGCCAAGAATCAATTATGCGTTTACATCTATCATCTGTCGGTAGAATATATTCTCCTTCTTTGACCCAGTGATGGTGTATGTCCAGTACGAGTGCAAGATGATCGGCGAGTTCGAGGCTTGCGTCAAGTCCCCATGACATTTCATCATTTTCGATTGTGATTGTGTTTCGTGCCTCGGGTGAGAGTCTGGGTAAGACATCGATGATACCTTGGGGACCTTTACGTCCTGAGATGTGTACGTTGATTTTGAAGTCCTGAAAGGACTTACCGTAACCCATTGCCCTTGCCATATCCACATGATATTCAAACTCCTCTATACTATTATCGACAATACTATCAGTTTCTGAAGCAAGGACAGTAAATTGACCTGGATGAAATGATAGTCTAACATTGTTTGCACGTGCAACTTCACCGATCGGCGCACATAGTTGCTCCATACGATTGATAACATCCGCACGTTTGTAGAAGTACGAGAACTCCGGATGTGTGTAACCAGTCATCATATCACTAGTTAGACGTACCATACGCAATGATAGGGGTAACGTAGCAACTTTAGATACAAGATTGTATGTATTAGTCAAGTTACGTTCCATAACTTCCCACATCTTGTCTTCTGCTTTGTCAGGATTATTACGTAACCATGTCAACGTAGTACCACCTGTATTAAGACCGTCAGTAGAAACTAGTTGATCTTTGTCATTGATCTCTGACCATTTGCAGGCAAAGCCTATGCGTTTAATATTATTATCTGTAAACATTGATAAATACTCTTATAAAGTGATGGAAAAATAAACCTATGAGTGATATACGAAACATACTAGATATGATACAGGAAAATGAGAAGGATGTCAAGCCTCATTTACCCGAATCTAATCCTGGAGAAACATCAGATTTCGTCAAAGGAAACGCAAGATTTGCCGCTCATGCTGAAGAAACATTAGAAGCAATGGTCGATAAATTCGAGGTAGAAACTTTACCCGAATTTTTACGTGACGAAGGCGTTGAAGTTCCGGACAATGTAAAAGAAGATGACGAATTAAATGAATATAAATGGCAACCACGTGCTGACGGTAGCACTAGAATTGAAGTCGCCAAAGTATATCAATGTAATTCATGTGATGGAGATGGCACAGTAGTTGATGAAACTGAAGACGATGCCGAAGTTGTTACATGTAGACAATGTTTAGGTACAGGTCACGTTGATGCTGAGGGCAATCCAGTAAGAATTGGATTTGGTCCTAGAGAAGACGAAGTTGTCACTGGCAGAGAAGAAGAATTAGAAACTGATGAAACTATGTTTGAAGCAGGAGGTTTCTTAGGTAAAGATGGTAAGGCTCCTGCAGTACCCTATAGCAAATCTACTGAAAAAGATTTAGCAGACAGAATGCTAAAAGCAACACCCCCGAAAAAAGATAATAGAGATCATAACAAATCAGACGAAGGCGAGTGGGCTAGAGAACTTAGACACATCAAACAGTTAGGCGGACAGACTGGAAAACATGTTGCTGATGCAGACAAAGAAGTCGATGAAGCAATCGATGCACCTACGAGAGTTATCAAAGATAAAGAATTAAACGATTACTTAGACAGAATTTTATCAAAGGATAAAAAGAAAACTGACAAGTACAAGTTACCCTATGTACATAGATCAAACGTTAAAAATTATATTCCAATCGTAGATCCAGAAGGAAAACGATTTGACTTAGAGAAGTTGGCCGCAGACATTACTGAAAGACCTAAAACGTTACTTAAGCAGAACGAAAAGATGCAACATAGTGACGGTACAACTAGTATCTTCTATAACATAGGTCTTCCTGCTTTAACAGGATTAGGTTATGATGAAGAAAAGAAAGAGTTCGTAATCATTAATACATGCCCAGGAGCAGGCGAATGTAAGACATTCTGCTATGCATTAAAAGGTGGTTATGTACAATGGGCTCCAGTATCACTTAGTCAAACAAGAATTTTAAACTATTTGTATAATGATCCAAGTGGTTTCTTTGATCAATTAAATGCAGAAATCGATGAACAAAAACGTAAAGGTGATGCTAAACAAGATAAACATAAAGTTACTGTACGTTGGCATGATGCAGGTGACTTCTTTTCTGATGAATACTTAGACTTAGCATACAAATTAGCCGCTACTCACCCAACTGTAGACTTCTACGCATACACTAAAAGAGCAGATGTATCAGGTGCTACACAAAATAGACCGCCTAACTTTATGATTAATTTCTCAATGGGTGCTAGAAAAGCAGAACAAAAACGTGTAGACTTCGGTGTAGAAAAACATTCAACTGTAGTACCAAAAGACTTGTTTAGTGATCTACTCAAAAAAGACGGAAACAAATTGGTAAAAGGTCCTAGTGGTGAATGGCAATGGAACAGTCCAAAAGACTATGAAACATTCAAAGAACGTATGGCTGCCAAATATTCTATCGATCCTAAATCAATTATCACTTATGATGAAATGATGAAGACACCATATGGTGGAGGCGGAGTAGGCGGCGGAGTAGCAGACGGTGATAGATCATTTAAAAGAGGTATTTATAACGTTATTGTCAAGCCGGGAGACGGAGACGATTCAGCCAATCGTGCTGATGTTTTAGGTACCTACTTGTTGATGCACTAATCCTGTACTACTTTAAGTAATTCTTCTAAAGTATAAAGTTCCTTCATATACTCAGATTTTTCTTTTAAAACAGTTTCGGGTAGGTCACCTTGTCTGCGTGTTGAGTGTACGACTTTAAAGTCTATATTATTAACTTGTTTAAATGTTTCAACCATTTCTTTAACACTGTGACCTTTTCCGTGTCCTAAACATTCAACTTTGTTTGCTGGCTTTTCAATTGCTAATTTAATACCCTCACAGACTTCATTCACGTGAATATAATCTCTCACGCATGTACCGTCAGGTGTATCATAGTCGTCACCAAAAATTGTAAAATGTCCTTTTTGTGGTGCTTGTAATAAGTTTGCCATTAGTCCATCTGGGTTAGTCGGACCATGACCGTCTACCCCTGCTACATTATAAAACCTAAAAATAGTAAAATCTTGTTTGTTGTGTTCAGTACAATACTCAATTACGACATCTTCTGCCGCTTTTTTAGACGTACCATATGGATCATTACAATACTCAGCAACACCTGTGGATGAGAATATAAAGTTCTTTGTTTTAATCTTAGCCAATACGTTCATCGTACCATTAAGGTTAGTGATGTAGTATTGAATAGGTACTTGTTTACTTTCGTTAACTCTGACTCTAGCCGCTAGATGAATGACTGTATCAAATTCTTCTGGAAACTCTCCAAAAGGATGATTGATGTCATGCTGTATAAACTGACTCTCTTTAATTTCTGCTTTAGGAGGAAACAAATCTAATCCCCATACATCATAATCGTCTTTTAATTTGTTAATTAAATGAGAACCTATATAGCCCGAACACCCTGTTATTAATACTTTTTTCATAATTTTATCGCCAGTATAGTTAGTATTGCAATTAGCAATACGTTAGTAAGAAAGATGCCTATGGCTAATATTGTATGATACCATATCCATCTTGTTTTGTATGCGTTTTCAATCGTTATTTCATCAGGATCTACATCATCCTTCATCATGTCAATAACGACTGTTTCTTTTTTAATCTCTATTGGTTCTGGCTTCTTCCAGAATTTTGTAAACCATTCTCCCATCATAACCCTTCAAATAGTTGTGCTGATTGTGTACTTGATACAGTTTCAGGTGGTTGAAAATACGGATCAGTTGTCAACCAAGTGTCAGTATCTGTGTAACATACTATAAACTTATGCCTATTAGTCAATACACTTCGTACATCATCAATACATATTGTACTTCTGTTCAGACTACTAATGTAATCTGCGTGACTTGTTGTGGTATGTTGTAATATACCTGCAGTCGAATTATTAGACTTTTTGCTAACAAAACTGTTAAAACAGTTTATCCACTTTTGAGCAATCAGTTGTTCTTGTGCATTATAATGAGCCAATGCACCTAACTTATAATAAGACTCTGCTGTAGGATATTCTTCATAAAGTACGGAGATAATATCTGCTACGTTACTTTTGTCTCCTACATAATAATACTTATCATCGAAATTCTTTAGCCAACGTTTTCCTTCGTATGCTACAGTAGGCAATTGAATATGTTGTTCTAAAAATGCAATACCATAACTCTCAACAGTACTTGGATTGAATGCTACCCTTGCACCAGTAATAAAGTTAACCTTTTCTTGTCCTATAATACCTGACTTAATTTCATAGTCTACTCCTAACTCTTTTAATCGTGCCTCAAACTTCTTAGCACCATTTGCGTTAGTCATAACTTTAGCAGGCAATTTAGTCTGCTCAATAACTTTCAAAAAGTCTTCAGGACCTTTTCCTTCTTCCCATCTACCGATATAAAGTACACCTGTTCTTTCTTTGTGATGTTCTTCTAATAGACTAGGTTCGGGTAATGGTATAGGTAAATGTACTGCGTTAAGTTCTGAACTACCTAGTACCTGAGTGTTGAACTCACTTTGCGTACCAATAGTTGTGTTAGAGATTTGTCTTTGCAATCTCATAGAATGATTCACGTTGTCTAAGAAAGGATTCTTTGTATTCTCAAATAACTGACTTTCTAAATGTGTGTAGTTGATAATCTGAATACAATCTTCTAATCCGATCTCAGACATTAAACGTGAAGTTTCGTAAGTATTACAAACAATAGCATCATACAGATTAGACTCTAAGGCTTTGATCACTGAGTTTCTAAAGTTAATCATACGTTCTAAACAGTAACTATCGCCATACATGAAGATACCTTGATGTTTAGAATAAGACAAAGGATTGTCTGTGTAGATAAATCTAGCACCGTCGTTCTGCAAAGTCTTAGTAAACTCTGTATGTTTGTCAAACTTGTCTGTAATGATATCAACTTTGATATTATTATCCTTCATTTGCTTTACGAAACTTAAAGCAAATTGTCCTATACCCCCATGGGGAATAAGATGTTGATATGACATTAAGAATGCTATGCGTTTATTGTACATTTCTCTCCCACATCCAAGCGCCAGCACCAAGATACTTAACCTTTTTGCCACCTGCTTTTTCTGTGTATTCGTCTTGTACGTCTACACCTTCTCTAAAGAAGTCTCGGTCTTGTTTGCCAGGATTATCGTCTAACCATAATCGTTTGGCATCCAACATTAAGTAATATCCGTCATTTGCATTCATGTAACTATTATACTTCCTATTAAAATTAATGTCAACATTAATATACCCAAAAAGGAAGGACCTTTCGATCCTTCGTTATTTTCTCATATATTGTTTAGTATTGTTCGGCCCATATTTTTTATTCTAAATGTCCTGTACTCGGCTGGGAATTCCCGTCAGGTGT